AATAACTAAACTAGTAACTTTATCACCTGTAACAACCGCACGAACAATAGCTCCTCTACCAGAAGTTACATCAATGACTGGAGTTCTTGGGAAAGTATCATTTGTATCTACAATATATCTTTCTACAACAGAACCAGAAAGAACTGCCCTGACTTTGTTTGGAACTCCATCTAGAAGAACAAATGGAGGTTTGGCATATCCACTTCCTTGAGTGTTTACTTTTACTTCCTCGAGCTTGCCAAATCTGATACTTTCTTGATCTCTATGCCCATATAAACGAACACCGTTGAGGAGAATTCCAATTTCTGTTTTGGGTGTCTTATATTTTTCTGTAGTTCTAATTGCTTGCTTTCTGATGATCCTAAGAAGTTTTTGATCTTTTACTTCTTCTGTTATTGTGGAACCATCTAGAATTTTATGTGATGGATAACTAGATGATGTAATGTAATAGTATTGATCATCAGCAAAAATTGCCGATACATCAGTTGATGTTTGTCCTAATTGAGACGTGACTGTTGGTAGAGTTGGTGCATTGATCGGTAAATTTTGGTTTATAAACCATCTTAGTTGATTTGTTCCAGTCCTAACAATTTTTGGATCTGAAGTTTCAAATCCAGGATTGGATACTTGAATAACATCTTCTGGGAAAGAATATGGTTGAGAATCTGTAATTTCTAGGTTATATACTACACCAAGAGTTAGGAGAGTTACGCCAGAACCAGAAATAATCACAGGTTTATATACAGGATCTCCTTCTTCGTGGTCATAAGTTATATCTCCTCTCTTAGATATAACAAACTGGGTTACATTCTTATCATCAAATTGAATTACTTCTTCGCCAATAAGGACAGAACCAGTTGTGTCCCATCCAATTGTGGAAAAAACATTGATTCTTTTTCCAATACCATCATTTTGAGATAGATTTTTTTCCAAACGAGTCTTGGTTGAAATAGCAAACTCTCCAGTGATAGTTTCTGGAGCAAGAATAATATTCCAAATTTGCTCACCATCAAAAGTTCCTTCTGGCTTTGCATTATCAACAGTAGCAGAAACATATCCATACTCGTCGGTTGCTTCTTGAACGAGTTTTTTGCCGATTAGATTTTTTGGATCACCAGAGATTACTTTTACTTTTAGAGCATATACATTAACCCAATCAGATTTTGATGCTTTGTAAGTAAAATCTTTTGGTTTGTATACTTCTGGTTTGTTAGTTACATCTTGTGAAACAATAGTATTGAAAATAAACTTAATTGAACTATCAGTTCCTTTGGATTTGTAGAACTTATTGATGTTCTTGATAAGGGTTCTTTTGTCAACTTCACCACGAAGATACTTTTCTGGAAAAGAACCAAGATATTGCTTCTCAAAGTTTTTTACCAGAGCATAAAGAAATAGATTGCTTACATTGAAGACTTTTTCACCAGAGACGTGTGATGCTGCCTCTGTGGTCTGAAAATTAGAAGCGGAATACAAATCTCCAAGAGTTGTATTGCCACTAACACCTCTAGAACACTCCTGGAACTCAGTATCAGTTCTTGTGGCATAGAAAATAATCTCATTGCCAATTCTGATGTAACCGTTCTTTGCTGGGAATGAACTCGCATCATTTACAGCAATTGTGGTATCGGTGGCAGAAATTGTAGCAGAAAGAATATCGTTCTGCTTTAGTAAATTTTTCTCGTAGTAATCAATATCTGCATACTTTTGGATATTACTGATAATATCCAATGTGCCGCCTTGAACTTCCTGTGCTTCATAATACTTCTGAACGAACTTAGCAAACAGTTCATATTCAGTAGAAATGAATTCTGGAAGCTGGGACTCAATTAGAGTGGAGATTCTCTTAGTCTTAACAGCAGCCATTTACTTACTCTTTATATGCGGTGAAACTTGAATTCGCTACGTCAACATCCAGATAAACCTCGCGGAGTGCCTGGATATCATTAGATAGTGGTTTTACTCTAACTGAAATTCTATTGTCGAAGAATGAACCTTTGATTATAGTCAAATCGTACATTCTCAATTCACCCTTTGCATAATCAATATCCCCAACTTCCTTGTCAAGGACAACTTTTTCACCAGTTATAGTGTCTAGTCTATATAGGACAATTTTGCCATCCCTATCTTCAAGATATACATCAAAGTTTGGATATTCGGTGACCCTAAATCCAGTAGTAGAAAGGGTTGGTCCTTCACAATCTTTGTCAAATGCATTCTGGAAACAGATTTCATAGTAAAAAGTGGAATTGAGTTGAGGATAAAAATCTTTCCTCATTGTAACTTCGGTAAGGTTTGAATTTATACTACGATCAGCGTCATCAATTACACCAACAAACTTACTATATCTAAATTTGCCATTGAACTTTTCAGTATCGGATGTATCGATATAATTTTGGACGGAACCAATCACTTTATCTCTAATCTGTGCTGGAGTTTGATCGGTGGTCTCGCGGCTATAATAAATCTTACTATTGATCTCTACGTAGAGAATAGATGGATTAACAATAACTGGTTCTACAGATGCAACAACATATTTTTGCAGTTCAGCAACAATTTCTTGTTTAGTAATAGAAGTAATATATGAAGCGTCCTCTGGTTTCAGTACAATGAATACCTTACCATACTCTGGTGGGTCTTGATCTTCGCCTCCAAAGATGATTATATCGCTTGTGGCGGGATATACCTTGCGAACGATTGAAGCGTAGTCCTGGGCGGTTACAGCGCGGTCTTGTGTGCCATATGCCTTAGGGGCATTATACTTGATTCTGGCAGTAGATTCCATTTCTTCTCCACCAGAAGATGCCACAGTCGAATCAATAGTAACTTCAAACGTACCTGGAGAAATGCCATCGGGATTTTCTAGAACACCAGAAAATACAAATGCTCGAACACCATTGGATTCTGGTCCAGCAGTTGTTAGATATGAAATTTCGATACGAGAACCATTTTCTAATTTCTTACCAAGCACTCCATCTCCAAAAAGTAATTCATATCTTTCATCTTCAATTTCTTCCAGGAAGAAAATTTTTGAATTGGCATCAACTCCCAAAATATTATCTGCTACAAGATATGGTTCACTGAAAGAACCTCCAGATGGAAATACTTTGACTCTAATTGTATTAGTATCAATATTTTTATTGTCAAGAATAAATCTCTGTGATTTTAGAGAACTATTGACTGTAAACGTATTGATTAGTTGTGCTCCTTCTCTAATCGGAACATTTTCGAAAATTGCTTTTTGATTTGATACTTGTGCTTTGACATCATCAATTACGACATATTGATAGATGGTATTATCATACGAAGCAATAAACCCCGTTCCTTTTTTCAATAAGAGCTCAGTATCAGTTGTTGGATTATTATAGGTGACTGTAAATGAAATATATGCCGTTGGAGATGTAATGCTCTTAGGTCTGTATCCTAATTGCTTCGCAATTGCCACTACGTTGTCTCTCAAGGTGGCGGAATCAATGAATAGTTCATTGACTACCATATTGGTATTAAACGCCGTATAATACGTATTATAGGCAAGGGTATCGATAAGAGACGATAATACCGATCCATCAAAATCATAGTCAGTAAAATCTGACTGTGCTCTCAAATAATCTTTGAGAGCAACTTTGATATCTTCAAAGTCTAAATTAGCAACCTGTGTATATGGCATTATCGAGTACGCTCTAAGAAGAATTCTACATTTACTGGTGTGTCATCTCTGCCGACAATTCTGTAAAATAGTTCAACTTCATACCCGTTATTCATTTCATCTGGTCGGACCACGATATTTTCAATCAGAATTCTTGGTTCGTACCTAAGTAGAACTTCAGCAATCTCTGAACGAATTAGACCAGCAGTAGCATAATCTAATGGTTCAAATAAAGCATTTTGAATGCCACATCCAAGTTGAGGTTGAAACGGTCTTTCTCCCTTCCTAGTAAGAAGCAAGGCAGTAATCGCTTGAACGATAGCTGCCTTGTCTTTTACCGTGACTAAATCATCGGTAATCGGATGCTTCTTAAAGGTAACACTCAAATCTTTGAATGTCTGAAAGGTTGGCATTTAGACACAGCAATAGGCTGCAATTATTTATTCACTCGTGCCAACGCTCCACAAAATCATCAAATCCACCAGCGCCTCCACAAGGACGCTCAAGGCGGTCTTCTGGAAGAGGATATAATTCTTCCTTCCTTTTCATTTTATTATATGCTTTGAGGTGTTTTTCGCTATCTGTTTCGGTGATTAGCGTCATACCTTCTTCAATAAATTGGTTGC